TTTTTTGAACTTGAAACTACAATACACGGTTTTGAGACCTTTGGGGGAAACTGTGGACGGTTCATCAATTGGACTTGGGCCTTTGTGCCGTTCTCTGAACTGTCACTCACTAACTTGACTTTATCCCACTCGTAGTTGTATACAACAATTCTGGTTTGAGTTTGTTTCGGAAACTCATCGCCAATTAGTATACTTATTGAGAGTTCACAGGAAAATATTACTTTGCCTGTGAATTCTTTGTAAGTAACAATATCTCCTTCGTTAAACATTTGTGATCCTCTTGTTATAGTGATTACGAATCATTTCCATTAATGATTGTTGTAATCGTGGATCATCAGTTGTATTGTACGCCTCAATGTATAATGCTACGGCATCATCTGGGCGTGGAATATGCATCTCTTTCTTAGTAAGACTGTACTTACTAATATTATATGTGCCTGGGCGAGCCTTTACTTTAGCCTTCCCAAAGTTGCCTGTGACGGCACCTTTCATCCTGGGCATCTGAGCCATAGAGCGTCCTTTGAACGACTGACAGTGTTATTATACTGGGCTTGCTGTCAGCTGTCAACCTATACGTATACCTTATATGATAATAATTTCATATGCCACGCATATATGTTAATAATTATACGTTATATGATAATAATTTGGGGTTGCCACCCTGATATACTCGGAGGGTCTCGGAGGATGCTTCTGGAGTCGCCTGGGGGTTGCTCAGAGCGCTTGCGTTTTTCATAGCGATCGGGTAAAGGTAACAACAACTCAGAGGTTTCTCACACATATATGATAATAATCCTTACATATACACACATATGATAATAATTACAAAACTCTAAGCCATATTTAATTAGCCATTTAATTATCCACAGGTTTTTCCACAATAAACGCGGAACTTGTGGAAAACTATTGAAATACTGGCACTACTCTCAGTTCTTTTCTTAATTGTTCTCTCATCTTTTTTAATTCATGCATCTCATTGCCATACTCACCCATATTCATGTAGATACAATCCATATACCTTAGATCATCACGTTCAGCATCTACTGTCATGACATCACACCAAGCAATGATTTCATCTGGCACTTTAACTAAGTTGTAATCAATTTCGATAAACATAATTTACAGTCTGTTTTTGGATTGGAGTTTAAGTCTTAGTCGTTCTTGTTCTTCTTGATCTTCTTTAACTCGATTATGTTCTTTCCACATTTCAGCAACCATATCTACTGGTTCAACTGTTCTTGTATGAAAGTCTACTTTATTTGCTTGCCATTTGTCTATTTCTTCTTGCGTCGGAATGTTGAGTCTTAACGGCGTACCTTCTTCAATGAACTCTTCGTTCATTTTCTTGTACGTATCTGGTGTAATTTTGTCCATACAATTTACCTTCTACAATAGTGAGTACAATGCGTGGATAAGGTGCATAGTATGCATCCCATTTAGCTGGATAGACTTCGATCTCCCTGGTTAGATTAGTAGCACGAACCTTACCATGACAACCGTTCTTTTCCCATCCAAGTCTTTCATATGGATAGATATCCTCTTTATGTAATACCCACGATTGCGTACCAGAGAAATCTAATTCGTACAATTCTCCACTTGGCGATAACCAATACTCCATCATCTGTTTATACAGCGATTTGGTTTGTAGTGATCGATTGTGGAAACTTGGTCCTAAATCATAGGAGCAGTGAATTGTATCGAAATATCCCATATGATCAATCCATTTTCTTTATGTATCCTTTCGGGAGTGATTGTATTCTATCACAAATTTCTCATGTTGGGTAGTCTTATCTGAACAAATGTAATGTTTGACTTCAGCATTCAACAACTGTCCAACGCTTTTGAGTAGATTATTTGCGATATTCTGATTGGTGATGTTCACTTTGAGTTTTTCTTGCATTTCTAGAGGGGAGCAGGGTGCAATGGGTCGAAACGAGGGAAAATATGGAAAAAACACGTTTTCCCTCTAGTGGTGGACTGGGTTCTCAGGTGAAGCTGGTCAGTGACTTGTAGACCGCAGCAACGGACATGTGACCGTGCTTGTAACCTAGAAAAATCACACCGATCGTTGAGAGAAAAACAACGATCAGTGCAATCACTTGTGGATATGGTTTATCCTCAGTCTTCATCAGGAACGTCCCACATATCCATCTCAATGAAGTTGAAGTCATACTGACTCATTACGAAACGCAGTTGCTTCAACCATTGTGGTTGAATGTTCTCTTTCCACTTCCTCTCTTGTGCAACACATGGGTGGTGGATGACAACATTTACAATCTTGATATCATCATTGCGGTTTGCATACAATGAATCAACAATGCGTTCGAGACTGAACTTTGCAGATGACATATACAATGCAATCGCATTGTCTTGGGCCATCAATCTTTGAGTCCTTGCAGTCATCTCTTTGAGATACTTACCAGACTTATAGTTCTTGAATACAGAACCATTCTTTTCCTTCTCTTTTTCTTCTGTCAGTTCTTGTTCCGCACCATCCAAAATACGAGTGGTTTCACCTTTAGTGAATCCCATCATCTGCAGAGCTTTAACCAGTTCTGCATCACGAAGTTCTGCACCATTGTACACCCAACTCTTGACGTGTTTGATACCATCTGCAACGTTACATGGTTTCTTGACAATATCAGGTCGTGCGTTCAACAGATCCGCAACAGTCTCCATTTCCAGATCAGTGAGGTGCAAACCCTCCTGATATGAGACACGCATGATCTTAATTTCAACCGTATGTTTTGACGCTAATGCACCATAGAACGTGTGGTTTCCATCAATACGACAATCTCCACCTTTCTTTCCGCGACCTTCAAATACAACAATCGCATTGCATTTATCAACCGATCCACCAGCATCATCCAGTTTCTGAGTGATCAACTTTTGCAGTTTATCATCATCCTGATAACGAACCTGAAGACGTTCCATGTCAACGTGTTCGTTCTTATCTTCATAAGTGATAGGAAACTTCTTCGCCTGAATCATTTCAACCATTTCACGACATGATTCCAGGTCTGGTGTCATATACTGTTGCACACCATTGGTTTTGTTGAAATACTGAGGATTGTCCTTAGCATTTACTTCTTTCAACAACTTGTGTTCGAGATTTAACATCTCACGAAAAGTTCCATATGAAAGAACTTCGTACTTCAGTCGAGATGCAGGGTCTTGAAAGATTTTGTTGAATTCAGCATTTCTAGACGAATGCTTGTATGAATCAGTGACACAACCTTTGTGGACACCAATATACTTGCGATCAGTATCTAGATCAGTATATTCATATGTGTACCCTTGATATTGATTGGGTGATTTTGCAAAAACTTCTTCGACGATGTTTGTTTGAGTCATGATAGTGTGGAAATAAAGAACATCAATCAACCTTGGAATCAACCAAAACTAACTGAGTGATCTGTGTGCAAGTGTGAGAGGTGTTCCTCTCAACATAGCCAATATACCCTGACTTGGGGTTGGAGTCAAGGGGTTGAAACCAGTTCCTGAACTGGATCAGGCAAAGGACTCAACCGCCTTACCTTCCTTGAAGATAGCATCAACAACACGTTGCAGTCGTTTCGCAACAGCACCACCGTAGTTTTTATGAACTGGGACAGTCACAAAACCAGTGGACTTGCGATAGAGTTGACACTGACCTGCGGGAATCTTACCGGATTGAATATCTTTGATATCGTCAATATGCAGACGGATAACACGACCGATGGTCTGTGCCATCTCAATCAGTGGAAGATTACGCAGCAAAATGCAGTGAGTCAGACCAGGTACGTTGATACCCTCAGACAGAATGGAATAGTGAAACAAGAGGAATTTCTTGTCGTCATCTTTACCATAACGAGTCAGGGTGTCAAAGAATACCTCACGACTCACTTTGGTTTTGTTTACATATGCACCGTGTTTGGAGGTGATATGCAGGATCTCAAAACCACGATCTGTGAGTTGTTGGATCACATCAGATTGTGTCAACATGTTCCACAGAACGCGAGTAGATGGTGCAGCAACAAGAACTTTTGCAGCGTTGGTCTCATCGAGAGTGTCAAGAATACTCAGGACAGTCTCACTATCGATCATTGCAGCAGTATCCTTCTGACGGACAATATCAGTCTCATGAGTATGGATAGTGGGAGGAATGATCGAACCAGACTCAATCAGTTCTTGTGCAGGTACTCTCTCAATCACATCACCATATACAAGAGTATTATTCATACCGTTTGCATGTGGGTTGCGGTTGTTACGCGGAGTCGCAGTGAAGTAATACGAACGACGCGCAATCATGGACGCAGATGCAACAGATTTGAAGAAATCTCTGCGGGTAGAGTTGTGTGCTTCATCACAATACATGATATCGATGTCAATACCTGCACTCACAATCTTGTTCAAAGAGTTGTAAGTAGTGAAGATGATGCAGGACTCAGATGCAGCACGCGCAACGTTGTTGAACATTGCGATCTTATCAGATTTAGTGGTAGAGAAATACTCAGTCTCACCACTGTGAACATGACAAACGTGCGTCCATGTGTGAGAGATTTGTTCCATGAACTCACTGCAAAGTTGGTTTGCAAGGAGAATACGTGGAGCAACAACTACGATGGTTTTAGGACCACTCTTGAGAGCATTGATTGCATCAACAATCATGCAGAATGTCTTACCACCACCAGTAGGAACAAGGATACGACCTTTGTTAGTTTCCTGCATCTTGGTAACGATGCGGGACTGGTGTGAACGAAGATTCATGCGTGTGCGTCTCAATATGGCTAATATACAGGAAAACCCCCTTGGGGTCAAGGGGGTTGTGACAGTTCACCATCAGTCCATCAGGTGTCGATAATTGTTTAAATCTTCCATCCACATCATATTGTAATCTTCTCCCTGTTCAGTTTGTCCCCATTCTCTATACTCTTGTACCAGCGCAAGGATATCACGCCACCTCTCTTTCCTCTCTAGTTTCTTCATGCGCTTCTCGATATTGTCGAGATGGTTGTCAATCACTTTACCTGCATTTGCTTCCAGGTCAGCGAATAGTTCAATGTTTTTGTTCATTTTTTGAAGATTTTGTAAAGACCATAAATGATGCCACCAATCAGGAAGATAGGCCACATGGAGATGACTAGAAAGAGACCAACACCGATAGCAGCGAGAGATAACCAAGCAAAAGTATCAGAAATACTTCCACTACTAGAATCGTCATCATCGTCATCATCGTTGTCTACACCATTGAATCTGGTTTGTAGTACTTTACCATCATACATCTGTTCTGCTTGAGAACGTGCCTCAGCATGTGTGATGCATCCTGGTACAGACAACCATTGAATTCTTCCGTTCTTTTGAATTAGAACATCGTAGTTTTTAGACATCAGAGAGTACCTGCGTTGTTAATGAACTCTTTAGCATCACTTACAGTAGTGAAATTACCAACAAAATTATACTCGGGCCCACTATCGGTTTCAACAATTTTTTTAATCGAGAAACCACCATTCTCTTTATCTTCGTAGATAGCACCGATGATTTCGCCATTGTTGTAAACTACCTCATTGTAAAGGACAAAGTTGAGATTACGCTGGTATTTGATACCAGTCGTGTTCTGAATGTGCATCATGTCAAACATACTGAAGAGAAGGAATGTTCAGGGAAACTTTGAAATTGTTGTTTTCTACTCTCTCAATCGAGTGATTGGTAGGAGGAAGAATACTGAACTGATCATAAACAACCCATGCATCTTCGTTCTCTGAGATAACAGCAAAACCGAAGACTCCAGCAGTTGGCATCATGTAGAGTCCGTGTTTTTCTGCCTGTTTGAGTGATGAAAACCCACGAGCAGTGATTGTCCAGTCATCACCGAAGTAAGCGCAGATGAAGTCAGTCATTGGTGTTCGTCTCAACATGGCTAATATACATCAGATCAGGGTCTGATGGGGAACTGGTGGACAGTTCCCTGACTGGTCACCAGATCTCTGTAAATCGTTTGTGTGTTGCCTTGGTCATTCTACCTTGATTCAGCATGTTGTCACACACATTGACAAAAACTTGAAACTTTTCTTCACGGGTGAGAGTATCTGCTCCATCACAATCTTTCATGATTCGGAGCATTTGTGCTTTGGAAGTGATCATCAGTCGAGAATAGAAATGTCGTAGGATGTGAAGTTAGGGTATTGTTTTTCTACCCACTTCGATAGTTTGTTGTTCTGTGATTTGATGCCCTTAGATGTTTTTGGTTTGGTTGGCATCACTTTGAGGAACGACAAGTGTCCCTCATCCGTTGTCACTTGGATCCGATAAGTTGCAGTGGTTGTTTCCATGTGGCTAATATACACCAGATCCAACCCCATACAACTAGCTTTGTGACAGTTCGTGATGTGGATTGGATTGGTTGTGTGGTACATCAAAAACTAAAGAGATTCTATCCACGTCTCCAATGTTTATAGCACCGTGTGGTATTTTGTTATTGAACCAGAAGAATGTGCCTGGTTCAACAACCATAGTCTCATCACCAACATAATACTGATAACGAGATTGTAATGACAAATGATATCTATCTTTCTTCAAATAATATGTTCCTTCATCAATATGCATACCCACAGAATCACCCGGTTTCAATCTAAAGAATGCAGCACGCCCTGTGCGTTTGATGTTATTCTCACGCAGAAACTTTCTCACCTCACTGTAGTGTGAGTACAGAGGAGTTTCTTGCTGTTTGTCTACATTCTTTGGATTCTCTCCAGATCCTACCTTTGCCCATACAAGTGGTAAGAAACCATAAGGATCTTTGTCACCACCAATCTTATTAGGATTGAGAGATGATACCCAATCCCAATCATCATAGTTATCATAAACCTGATTTAAGATTGGTTTAGGATCTATACCAGTTTTTATGATAACTATATTATTCATGAGCGTAGAACTTTATCGTAGAGTCTATCAAATACTTCTTTGTCATAACTGGCATGACCCTTGTCAATACCAAATTCCCAAACATCAATCATAATCTCTTGCAGAAGAACAAGTTCTTCATACTCTAGATTAGATACAGAGAGTGTAGTTGTCATTGGTTCATTCTCCAAATAATAAAGGTACTGTTTAATAAAAGACATACTCAACAAGCAGCAGGCATATAGGACTGAGGTTCGGTCAGGAAATCTGTTACCTCGTAACCATGAATATCCAGACGAGAATTAACAGTCTCAATCATCTCTTTTTTGGAGAAAAGACGCATGGACTGTGCATCACCTTTGAATTTCAAGGTATAAACAAATTTGTCCGTCAAGATGTTGTGGGGACGGAACTCAACAACCATGGAGTGACGCTTTGAAGTGAGTTGCATGTGGTGTTTGTCTCAACATGGCTAATATACCACCGCCTAAGGGGTCTGGAAGCGTCTGTGTGACACTTCCTTACCTGTCCTATGCATCAGGAGTCAGAGAGTCGTCTGTAACCAGAGAATCAGTAACATTTTCTCTCACATAATCAGAAAGCATTTTACTAATCTCTTCTTCAGTCATGCTATTTAACCATGACCATCTTTCATCATCTGGATTCCATTCAATAGAGAATGATCCATCTTCATTCTGAATAACATTCAAACTATCTTTCATCATAATTTAACACCGGATGTTGTATTCACTCTACGAGTGTAGTTTTGTAGTGTACCTTCTTGCAAACATTTAAGATGCCAACGTGTAATTTTTAAACATCCTTCATACTCTAGAGCAGTAATGAAGTTAGCACCAAGGGGTTCTTTAAGAATACTAGTATGCAACCCAAATCTAGTTTTTTTAATGTAAAACGCATCATCAATCCATTCAACATCTTCTGGAATGTTTTGTTCAATTGTGGGATTAGATCCAAGAGAGTCCTGTAACGTTGGTATTCTTTCAGTTGTCTTCTGTTGTTCCATCATCTTCATCCTTTTTGTTGAATCCAAATGGTCCTTCTTTTTCTTCTAGTGCAATCTTCAATGCAACACCACCGACTGCTTCCATAACTTTCAGAATGTCTTCTGCCTTTGCATCTTCACCAAGTTCTTTAGCGATGTACCAATACTTAGGCCAGAAAGTTTCCCCTGCCTTTTGATAATCTTCAAGTGTTAGTAGTTTCATTGTTCCTCCTAATAGTTTCGTGCAATCGTGCAACAGCAGCAGTTACTTCAGGAGTTTCTTCCCACTCCCAAATTTCTTCACGTCCTTTCTTATCAGTCTTTTTGTTTGTTTTTTTCACCATGAGTCAGTAAACTAAGTTGTCTGTGTAATTCTACATGAACACTGTTTAAATGTCCATAGATATAGTTCTTCCATTCATTATTGCGTGTCAGACTAACAACGTTTTCTATTTGTTGTATAGCAAGAATTAATCTAGTCCTTTCGTCCATTCATTTTCTCGCGATGTTTTCTTAATGCTCTTTGAAATCTCCATTTATCAAACATCATACTAGGATACATTGTTGTCAAAATCCATAGTCTCCTGATATTGACATAGATCAGTCTAAGTCTAAGATCAACATATGCAGAGATATTTGGATCTGTTATCATTAGTGCTGCAATTAAACCAAATATAGTTAACAACACATAATAATACAGCATCATGAATAAAACTCCTGATTCCGTCGTTCATCAAGATAAGTGATAATTTCTTGTCTCCACTCCATCAGTTCATGATAACATTCTTGATCATGAGCATACAATCTCAACTCAGAATCAGGTTTTAATACACTCTCATAGAAAATGAAGAATGCATCTTTACGTTTTTGTAGTTTAGTGTCAGTCATAGTTAATTGTGTGTTCATACCATAATAATTTAGGTGGAATTCTTTTTGTCTTTTTTCCTGAATTTCTTCAGAATTGCATAACCACTCTTAATCCTCTGATATGCTTCTTCAGAACTAATTTTATCACCAATTTCCATATTTACTGCAGTAATTACTACCATTTCAAATTTTCTGAGTTGGTGGTCATACTCATCAAAGTTATACATCTAATCCTCCTTGATCTATATTAGCTATAAAAAACCCTCCATAAGGAGGGTTGGAAGACTATGAAGTTGGTGGTGAGACTTTTTTAATCTCAAAATATCCAATTAATAAGTGTATTCAATCGAATACTGGGTAACTAAACCTCTCGCTGGATCTCACCACTCATCGGTATCAAAATCAGGGGAATGTTGACGATTCCACCTCTTTTTACCAGAAATCTTGTAACCTGTTAACTGTTCTTCAAACTCACATTCTGCATTAATTGCATCATTGATCTTGTCATGTCGATCGTTCCGGTTACGGACACTGGAATACTTTCGATGTGTTCTTGCCATTTTCTCCTTAGTAGTTAATCGTAGTAGGACTCAAAAACATAGTCAGTTTCAATTAGGTCATCACAGAAATCAAGTTCATTGAGAAGTTTGTTCTTCTCAAAACGACGATAGTAATCGTCAAGTTGAAGATCATCTCTGATTTCGTCAATAATTGACCGTTCTGTAGAGATCATTGTGATTCCTCTGATGGACTGTACCATAGTAAGGGATCCACCGACATTTGTCAAGTGGCTCTGGGTAATCACTATTTATCAGTCATCAACATACTAATCCATTCATCGAATTCTTCTCCAATAGAGATTGCGTCTTCAAATCGTCCCTGATCGATAAGGAACTCTAACCTTTCTGTTCTCTCTTTGAGAATTTGTTCAATGAATTCTTCACCCATTATATGCAGTCCATTTTCCTAGAGGACATGATGCTTTTTTTAATCTGGTTTTAGCAGACATAAAACATCCGCACTGTCTACATTGAGATGTTGTATTAACAAACTCGGAACAAGCATTACAAGTAGATAATCTTTCGTTAACAATATTATTAGGGCAGAATACGTTTCTACCCTTAGACATATCTCCAACAGTATCTACAACAGTATTAGATAATCCCTGCAACTGTTGTAGAACTCTGTTTTTGAGGTCTTGTTCGTTCATCAATCAAGCACTGCAGCAACTGCTTCTGCTGAAGCTTCAGGTTCTGGTGCTGGTGCAGTTTCTTCGGTTGTTTCTTCTTCCTCTGGTGCAAGGATACCGAGTCCTTCGATTGCACCTTGGAGTTTAACGTAAAGTTCTTTCTTCTGTGCCAATTCAGTGTCAAGTTTACGAAGTTCTTCAGCAACTGTTGCTTGCTGTTCTTTAAAGTTCTTGAGAAGGTCTTCAGGAGTCATTGTCATTTTAGTTACCTATAAAATAGTAATGTGGTAATCATAGAATATTTAGTCAGTTTTGTCAAGGGGTTGACAGTAATAACCGAACCCAGTAAACTAACTCTGCCAGGGTTCAAAAGGAACCTATTAAGGTTTTGTAAGTTATACAATAGTGTTTAAATTTTGATTTATCATCCTTCAAGAGAAGAGATGCGTTCTTCAAGAGTTTCAATGCGTTCCATTGCCTCTTGAAGTGCCTTCATTGCCTTCATCCAGACAATAGAATACTTGACGTTCTTATACTCAGGATCAGTTACTCCATTCTCTTTGTCTTCTTTGGTCTGTGCATTAATTTCTACAAGACCGGGTGAGATAGTTTCAACTTCTTGTGCAATCAGACCCAGATAAGTTTTTCCATCATTATTTCCACTGTCTTCTTTCCACGTAAAGTTTCTAAACTTAAGTGCCTTGACATCATCCCATTGTGAATTAGCATCGACAATGTTTTCTTTTAATCTTTGATCTGAAATTGAAGCAACTGTTGTATTAGTAGCATAGATGGTTCCGGTACTAGCAACTCTAAATTTCCAATTAACAGCGTCAGTAACTCCAAGGCAGTAAGAACTAGAAGTTCCATCGCCACGAACGTACATGCCGTAGTCATTAGAATCGCTATATTCGCAATTAACTACAAGTCCCCAATCATTATTATTAGATTTTCTGATATAAACTGTACTATCGAGTGGTTGATTGCCAGTATGACCATCAATAAACACACCCATACCTGCACCACCGGTAAATTGACTAACTGACATATCAAGTCTTTTAGTAGTGCCTACTATAAATTTGAATCCTTTACTAGGGGAATAATTATCATATTCAATGTAACCATTATCATAATCATTGGTGTCACCCATCATTAGGTAACTAGAATAGTTGGCAGTAGCGTATAGACTAAGTTCAGGATTAGCACCACGTATTGTAAATTCTGCATTTGAAGGAGGTGCATCAGTACCTTGAGCTATATGTCCATTATTTAATATACGAAGTTTTGCAGAATAAGCTGATGCACCAGTACCAAATACGAGATCTCCAGTTGCACCGGACGATATTCCAAAATCGTCGTTATTTAATCCATTAACAGCAAAAGCACCTGTTCCAATATATCCATAAGTGGCATTTGATAAACCTCTACTGAATCCCATGCCAGTAGTGCCACTATCATTATTCAGTCCAAGAGTTCCATCTATAAGAACTGTTCTACCAAAACTAGAAGTATTTGCGTAGTTACCACCAATTGCAATCTTGCCATCATTTGCCATACGGAGTCTTTCTGTGGCATTTGTAAAAATTCTTAAATTAGAATTTTCCATCTGAGCAATCTCAGCATGACCATCACTTCCTACTTTCAGTTGGAAACCTTGAGAATCATTAGATTCTCCAGTGCCACCATTCGTCATCTGGAATCCAACAGTTGCTGATGATGTCTCATGAATATGAAAATGTCTGCGAGGATTTCCAGTTCCCAATCCCATAAAACCACCAAATGGATTTATTACTAAGGGATTAGCACTATCATTTGAAGTATCGTATGCTTGAATACCAGTAGAACCACCAGAAGGACCAATAGAACCAAGAGCAATTCCTTTTGTTTGTCCTTGTCTTGTCTGATTAATATTGAGTGCTAATTTAGTAGTATTACATTCTGCTAAATTAGCTGCGGTCCAACTTTCAGAACACTTTATTCTATGTCCGCCTGCTGAATCTATACGAAGTCGTTCTGTATTGGTTGTAGAAAATGTTATATTGCCATTTTCCCTGAGGTAAAGTAATGCGTCATTACCGTTCTGAATAATATTGAAACCATTAGACGAACCATTACTTCCAGTGGTGCTATTAGTCAGTGATAAATGAGTTACTGTTGCAGAAGGGGAGTGAATTTCTAATGCAATTCTATTCGTACCAAAGTTAGAAGGTGTTACCCCAAGACCCATCCTGCCAGCAGAATCTATACGAAGTCTTTCTGGTGTACTCGTATCACCTGGATTAGTGCTAAATCGCAGTCCACATGGCATTGCATTATTTGCAGGAGTTCCCTCAACAACTGCTTCAATTTTTGCACCTCTAATAAATTGATCTCCATCCCAACCTTTGAAGTGGATATCACCCAACCAATAATTAGCAGGAAGAACATTACCGTTGGGGAACTTCTTCCTTATTTCAAGACCACCATTAGCATTATAAGAAGTATACTCTTCTATTACTAGTTTCTTGTTAGCAACTGTAGATATACAATATGGAAAATCTTCACCTGTAAATGTTGCTAAACCATTAGACGCTATACGGAATCTTTCTGTTGATCCTGTTCTTACTCTGAATATATTTGCAAGACTGCCATGACTAGCACCATATAGATTGATGTTTGCTCCAGTATTAGATGCAGTATCACCACTAACTGTAAATGAACTATCACTTACATTTCTTCTTAGTGTGCCATTAGTTGATACCAATTCACCAGTTGTTGTGATGCGAAGTCTTTCACCAACTCCACCATAATCACAGAAAATTAAATCAGCAGAAGAACCTGAAGATGCATTCGCACCAGCTTGAATATATACAAGGTTTCCAGTAGCAACTAAACGTCCAGTACCACCAGTACCAGTGCTTTCTGTGCGACCAAAAACAATATCTTTGCCATCACCAGCAACAGTTAATCTTCCTACTACATTCGATGTTGTACCATTGATTACAACACTACCATCCGTATGTATGGTAAGCGCATTCTGTTTGCCACTAGTACTAAGTCCAATAGCACCAGTACTAGGTGAGAACATACCAGTGCCGGCATTATCACTGAATTTTAATCCTGGTGCTGCGGCAGTACCTGAGCTCAAGGGCAAAGCACCTTGTGCTTCCATAAAACCAGATTGTACTTTAGTTAGTGATGGCATTTATCTCGGTACTCTTTTAGATATTTATGATCATTATTCTGGATATGAAATCCATTCTTCATTTTCATACTTAAAACGATAACCTTTATCGCCTTCTGGTGGTCCACCTGGATACCAGGCAATATCACCTTCCTCTACTGCGGGGAAGGGAAGAGTTTTAATAGCTTCGAGTGCTTGTTCGAGTGTAAGATTTTCCATTTTTTATCAAAAATTAAATGTTGCTGTTACCGTAGGTTGCTAATGTTACAGTAATATCTTGTGAAGGATACCAAGCGTGTTGAATTAAATCAATAACATAACCATAATAAGAACCATTTGCTAACCTAAGAGTTACGTATCCATCAGAAGATGTATATACAGTATTACCTGGATTCCAATTACCAAAATGAGAACGATCATAACCAGGATAACTGCCGCTCCAGTTGTGGAACATTATACGTTCTGTACTACATGCAGATCCACCGTTATATCTATATCCTTCAATCAAGAACCCACCCATTATATATTGAGTATTTCCACTCGGAGATCCACCAGCCCACAAACTTGTCTTAAGATGCAGATATGTACCACCACTGCTATTGTAAGAGGTTATATACCATCCTTTAATATATCTACCTCCTGCTCCTCCATCACTATGATTACTTTTTGGTCCAATAGAAAGACCACCACCAGCAACCATTACTGCAGCATTAGCCCTAGTGCAAGTGTTTAATCTATTATATGTGTCAGGACCCATTACTATTTTTTTATCGGATCTAACATACTGTGCAACATTACCAGAGTTAGAAGAATTACCGGTGAGGATTCCTAATCCATGAACGCTACCAGAATTTGAATATAAGTTCCAGTTAGCATCTGAAACACAAATAGACATCCCAGTAACACCATTTGTATTACCACCTGTTGCCACACTTGTTAAATTAATAGCAGGATAACCACCAGATCCACCATTATTGACGATTGACAACGCCATATTGGTAGATTGTGAAGCAAAATTGGATGTAGGAGAGATGCATACTTTACCAGTGCTGTCTATTTTAAGTCTATTGTTAGAACTACCACTTCCATCGTTAGTACTAAACACCATATGTCCAGTACTTGCTGCAGTTCTCTGCATGAAAATATCACCAATTTGTTCAGTACCGTTCATATCGGTAAATCCAAAATAAGCATAATCATTTTGCGATGCTCTCATTCCTAATGAGATACCCCAAGCACCTCCACCCGCTCTTAATTTAAGGTGTGATCCAGTAGCAACTGAAGGGGTCATGGGATAATTATTCAAATGCATTTGCCCACTGGTATTAATTTTTATATTTTCTGCACCAGCATATCCAAATGATAACTGCTGATTATTATTTGCCATGATGTTAAAATAATCACCACCAGTCATATCACCATTAGCACCATCCATCCAAATCACTGCACCATTACTATATTCGTTGAGTTGGATAGAAGAATTGCCTGAATAAACATCAAGTTTACCTCTAATACGTACTCCATCAGATGTCATTCTAGTGATAACATCAGTATCAGTAGTACCCCAAGTAGAATTACTGGAACCAATAGAGAAATCTAACGCACCCCATGCCATATCATCATTTCTTATTCTCCAATTTCTTGATTCGGCAGTAGTAGTAAGTGCAGTAAATGCTATACCCCTACTATTTTGAATATGAATACCACCAGTATTTCTAGTATCAACTGGAGTAATATTACCAATAGAAAGATTACCATCGGCATGTAGCTCCATTCTTATATTTCCAGAAGCAGCAGTATCCATGTAACTATTTGTATACCACAAATGTCTTGTGGCAGGTCTAGATGCACTTCCCCAACCACCACCATAATAAATGGTCATTGATGAATTATTATCCCAAGAACCTAAAAGACTAAATGGTAATCTTGAAGAATTTTTTGCCCTACTAACAATTTGAGAACCAGTGTCATTTCCAGAAGCAACGTTGGTTCCTATCTCAATTGATTTATACATGTGCGTACCAGAAGTAGGCACATAGGAAACAATAGCACCATGATGACTAGTATTGATTGGTGCATTTCCTTGCATATAAAGAGTTCCACCAGTGCTTAGAGCCATCTTCTCACTAGGACCACCGCCACCAGCAGATCCAGACCACCATTGATGAGTTGCCTTAAAACCACCACCTAAGTTTGCAGGAGCAGCGTTAGAAGTAAATATTAATGAACCGTTATTATTTGTTCCGATAATACCTTGAGAATAACTATTTCCAAGTACTATTCCATCATATTGACTCACTGATTTTATTTGAAGTAATGTATTTTCTGCATTAGTTCCAGCAACCATACTGGGGTCGTTAATTTTAACTAGACCACCAGAAGTTATACGAAGTCTTTCAGCCATAGCACTGGCACTATGATTACGAGTTGAGAATGTTAATGCACCATCATATCCAGATCCGTTGAAAGTATTAAATCCACCGATCTTTGCTATTACGCCCTGTGTTCCATCGCTACTATCTGCTCTGAAATCAATAAATGCACCTGCGCCAGCATAATTATTTTTTACAGTTAATTGACCTATATTATAATCATTTGGTCCAAGATTGGAATCTGTAGTAAATACTCCAGCACCAATAACATCAAGTTTGTATGTGGTATCAGGACTTGCATTATTAACTCCTACAGTTCCATCAAAAGTTATACGCATCCTCTCGGCACGATTTCCAGTTCTGAATACTAGAGGAATATGAGTTACACTTTGCCAAGTTCCAAGAATATATTCGAGATTACCACTAGCATCACTAAACAATCCAAGTTCAGCATTCCCTCCTTGGAACCAAAGTTTCTGTGATGTATTATGAGTCAATGCGGCAAGAGCTCCATTACCCTGCCTAATCATTACTGCTTGATCTTGTCCTGTTACAACTAAGTGATAATTCGGATCAGCATCACCGATGCCAACATTGCCACCGTTAGGATTTAATAGTAATGGATAGTTTGTTGCATTATTAGTTGCATCTTGTGCCTGTATCCAAGAACTCCATGGTGCTGCATTAGAAACACCCATGAACATACCATGGGTTGAACTACTCCCCTTATCTCTTAATGTAAAATGTCCTGTTGGTGTAGAACCGGATGAAGATGGAAGACCATTTACTCCATTTACATGTAATGTTAAATCTGGTTCTGTGTGTCCAATGCCTACTTTATTGCCTTCGGCGTCTAGTGATAACGTACTAACGTCCATCACTACGTCACCAACGACTGGTCCTAATAATTGTGCTTTAGTTTGAGCCATGGGTGTTTCTAATTATTTATTGTTGAGGTCTTCTATTGCTTTATCTTGTCTTTTTTTAAGTTCGTCAGCATCCATAGTTTGTTTTGGATACTTTTCTTTAATAGCTTTAATTTGTGTTTTCCACGCATTTACACCACTATGATATATTTTATCAAATTGATCAGCATAAGAAGGATATTCAGCAGCACGTTGTCTCTGATATTCGTTGATTTCTTCTTGGTATTCTAGTTCAGCAATTTTTTGAACTACTTCTTCTTCTGTTGGTTTTGTTTGACCATCTTCTGATTCTAACCAATTTAAATTAGAATAAACATTGCCAGTTATAGTCCATTTAGATCCTGGTCTAAGAATTTCTATCGCATCTGAAATATTAATCACTGTTTTATCTCCTGAATAGAAATACTAAATCCTGCACTATGTCTTCCGATGGTACATGTAGAACTGGATGAATTATCTACTCTTAGAGTAAGATAATGTTTCATTGTTCCATAAACTGGAACATCTCTATACATGAATGATTGTGTAGTAATATCTTGAGCACCTGTTCCTCTTTTATTTAAATATAAAATTCCATTTTTTCCACGGTCATTTGTTCCAGTGTTAGAATTGCTATCTAATCTATTATTCTCACTATAAGTACTTGATGTTCCCCACCATACTTGTATACTAGTATAGTTATCAGTTCCTCCAGTAACATTTCTAAGATTAAAATCCATCAATAACCTTGAGGTAGAAAGTTTTGGATTAAATACCATATTATTTGCAATAATGCCGGCAAGGTTTCCACCAACGCTGATTTCGGCGAACAGTTTTGTTTCAACTGAAATTACACTACCAAGAGGCATTTTCTCATAAGGAACACTCCCATAATCAAGTTCTGAGAGTTTCTCTCTGATATTAAATGCTGATTTATTAACTCTAACTGTCATTATTGCTCCGCTATAAATCCATTAGATGCTGATATAGCAGTAGTTACTGCTGTTGTCGTATTATTTATTCGACATAATCCCTGGAAATCACTACGTCCTAATGATGTTCCTGCATAAAGAAGATTGGTTGAGTCATCATAAGCAATAGCAGTTACATTATCAGAAGAACCATATAAGGTTGCCTTTGCATTATCTTGGAAGAGCATCTTCTCGTCCGCATACATTTTTTTGATTTGTTCTTCTGATGGTGCTGAACCAGAGATGCGAACTAATGCTATTGAACCACTAAATGGATACTGATTACTTACAGTTTTACCCAGGTAAAGGTCAGAATCAGTACTAGTTACACTTTGTGGATTACTACTACATGATGCAAGTTTTCCATCGATATACCCACAAACATTACCACTTCTTCGTACCATAATAATTTGATGCCAATTGGTGCTGTTTCCTATATTACCATATGCATTTGTTCCTACACCTCCACAAGAAAATCTTATATCGTTTACATTACTTATGTAGAGATAAAAAACATTTATTGATCCGTTACCTCTTTCTAATATAACTTGTGTGGTGGTATTACTTTTTTTAGTCCATAAAGCAATACAAAAATCACCAGTTCCCAAATCAAATTCAGAGTTATAAGATTGTACCAAAAAGTTAGAAGTAGTCCATCCACTATACCCAACCAAGTCTGCACCAGTCGCCACAGGAGTCTTAGTGATTGTTCCGTATACTCGGAGTCCTCTTTCAACAACCGATCTGTCTTTTTCTAATGTTACCGAAACTCTATCATAGGCACTGGTTCCTCCGCTAGTACTCTTTGCATATAGAAGGATATAAGTAGTGGTTGCTGTTGCAGTAAAAGTATTCCAATATGTTTTACCATCTTGACTAGTTCCTAAATCTGCATAAAATAATGCACCAGAAACTGTATTTGAAGAATCATTTCTAACATTTATTCTACCATCAACAGTTCCTCTATCATAGTGGAGTTCAACTTTATATGTTTTACCAATTTCTGTTGTAATTGCTTGATATACATATCCCCAACTTGGACCGCTACTTGGAGCAGTTATCAGTAATCTATTAGAACTTAACGTTGCCGTTGTTCCAGTACTTCCAATAGTCCAACTACTTACATCACTATTAAAATATCCATTCTGAACATATTCAATAGCATCTGTAGTATCAGTATCAGACAGGAAAGCACCTTTGATGTCTCCGATAATATATCCAGTGTTGTAATCTGTAGAAATATCTACCATCTCAAAATTATCAATACTACCACTAGAATTAACATCTCCAGTTACATTATATAAATTCAAGTGCCCTTTATTATCAGTTCCGCTTAAAGACAAAACAGTTCTATCTTTGGTGCGAACAACATCTTGTAAATTGCCCTTAATAAGGGTTGGTTTAACTGCATTATTCACACCTGCCTGATTAACAGCAATATTTACGGATGGTTCAGCACTACTATTTCCTGCTGGTAAATCTACTTCATGGAAGTAAATTCCAGCAGCCGTTGATTCTCTAGTGCTCCAATATATTCTACCAGTAGAATCAATGTCTATCATTCTTACAACATTATTTGTTGATTCTTGATATGTTAAGTCAACAACAGTTCCATCATCCTTAATGACACACACACCACCATCAGTCGCAAGAGCAACAGTAGGAACAGGAAGTTCAGTAAAAGTATCAATCGGTGCATTTGGTAGCACAGTCATTGCTATGTCATTTACTCTAGCATTAACAAGTCCAGCTGTACCAAGATAAGCAATATATCCGTGCGGAAGATTCCTTTCGGCAATTAAGTTTTTTACTTGTCTGTAAATAACTGCACTTGTCCAATACCAACCTTGAGAATCGGACAAGAAATTAATACGACTGATTCCCCAACCATTAACAGACGGAAATCCAACACATAAGTCACCATTTAGCATGGAAATGGACGATAGTGTTTGTCCTGAGACTGATAGAAAATTTGCGTTGGTATTAGGTGATACATTGAACACCATCCACATTGGAAGGTCTGGATCATCGCCATCGTAAATGGTTACTTTATTGGGATTTGATTCTGCAACAATAACAGCAACAGCAGGGAACTCTTTTCTAGTTCCTCTAGTTGATGTTCCTAAGGTCTCATTATACCAGGATTTATCCTGAGTTTTCTTTCTCCAAGCACCACCATCAGAGTCCTTGCGAGTATCATATACAAAGACATCAACAGCAGTATCAGCAATCTCAGAGTTAATCTGTGAGAGATTCTTAAGGTCTAAGTCCTTGATAGAAGCGTGCTCAGGATCTTGATATGCCAATCCACCCAACATACTGTTGGTTGGCACTTGATTCAAACCAGTTCCTACTAAATTAGGCATTTTTTATGTCTCTGTATACTTTTATTTATTGCTGGGTGAGACCCTGTAATTGAGCATTAGGTAGTCTCTTGGGATAGTAACTCAGATGACGAATAGTTGATTTTAATACATCATAAGCACCACCATGACGACTTCCAATCATCATTCTACCAACAGTTGGCATTGTTCCAGAAGTATCAGTAACTGGTGTTGCACTATTCAGTGAGACTGCAAAATCATTTGTTTTGAATGCAAATGCTACTTTATTAACACCACCCACAGTTGGAGTTCCATTATCTAAACTTGCCTGAGTTGAGTTACCAGTTTCCACAAATCCTTGATATGCTGAATAATTTACAAGTCCAATTCTATCATCACCTGGTGTAGCACTATTTTCGAGTTGAGCAATATAATTATCATCAACTGTTGAATAATAATGTGCTACTAAAGTTCCCTCAGTTTGATTATAAAAATTTGTGAAGTTTGTTCCTGTAATTTTTGCGATGTCTTGACCCCGAGTCACTGCGCTTCCGTTGGTGGGAATAAGGGAAGTTGCATAAGAACCTGCTTCTATTTGTGCTCCCCAACATAAAACAGAATACGCTTGACTTAGAGTGGCAGGTCCAGAACCTCTATTGGAAATTCCAAATTCCATAGAAGTAGCATTAGCAGGACAAGTGTAACTTACAGAAAATCTTTTCCACTCATCAGTCAAAACATCACTAGCATTTTGACCAGAAACTAAATCTGGAAAAGCATAACTAGTAAGAGTAGATCCATTATTACTCCAACAAACAAGAAAACCAAAATAATCTAATAGAGTATCAACAGAAGTTGGATCTTTTTTCAAATAAATTGAAAACGTATATACTGTTCCAGCAGTAGCAGAAAATCTCTCTACTACAGAAGAAGATGCTGTAGAAAAAGTACTTCTATCACCTTCTGTTAGACCATCTGGAGATACTGCTACATTACCAGTTCTAGAGGCAGCATTCCAGTTTCCATAAACAGGGGCATCACTAATTGTTAAATCAGAACTATTTTCCCATAAATTAGTCCTACTTTCCTCAATCATCAATCCAAGACTTTCTCTAGTAATTGGATCGTGATCAAATCTTGGAACATTATTAGAAGCATATTTAATCAATCCATCTTCACCAACATAAGTTCCAACACCATTTCTGGTGAAAGTAATTCTGCTGTCTAGTGTTTTCGTTGCCGCAAAGTTGAGATCTAATGTTGGTCTGATGGTTGGATATTCTTGTGAGACAGCAAGAGAACCAAATACCTGTACACCAGTATTTTGGGTTCTAAATTTCTCAGAATTATTATAATAAAGTTCTACTCTACCACCACCAAGAATATTTACGCCGTTGTTTCCTCCTTGTGGATTGAGGAAAATATCATCCGTAGATTGGACAATAATATCATCACCAGAACCTGTGCATTGAAGATACAGATCACCTGTGGTATTTTCAATATAAGAATTAGTTGCATTATGATAAAGCACTAAGTCATCACTAGTACCAATATTTAATCTTCCTACATTAGCACCTGTACTATCATCAAGATTTATATTAGCATCTGTTGAAATATTACCATTTACTGTTAAACTTGTACCATTTAATAACTGAAAACTATCACTCCTAAATCTTGCAGCAATATTATTTGAACCTGCCTTTCGGAGCATGAATTCAAGTATTCCATCCTCAGTTCCATTACTGGCATCTAAAATTTTACCACTAATTTTAGCATAATTTACAGTTCCACCACCATCTTGTTTACCTGTAAATTTGATTTGTCCGAGATAATCTCCATCAGCTGGCGATGCACTATCTCTAAAAATATCTATTTCTGGTGAAGCAGTACTTCCAGTATTAGTTGAGGTAATTTTAAAATTACCAGTACCATTTATATCTCCAGTTACACTTATACCTTGAGCGGTAGTTTCAAACTTTTTGTTATTACCAAAAAATAGAGATACATCTCCATTACTTTCATTAGCCTCAAGATATCTCATCTCTGCTGCTGATGAAGCTCTTAAAGTTAAATCTGTTCCTTCAATAAAAAGACTACCAGTTCCAGAGTCTCTAATAAAACTATCGGATCCAGTATGATAAATTTCTAAATCATTATCAGCACCAAATTTTGCCCTTTCATTATCTTCCCAAAATAATCCGTTAGTACCTGCATTAAAAGAACCAGTAACATTTAAGTCACCAGAGATAGTTACGTTACCTGATGAGTTCCATACTGGTCCGCCAGTTGATAGTTTTATTGGTGAAATGACTCCATCATTAACACCAATAATTCTCTGGACACCATACATTTTTCTAATATGTATGGTTAAATTACTTACTGGTGCAGTAGTAAATGTTATAGTACTACCACTAGTTGTATAATCAACAACAGGTCTTTGTGTGATACCACCAAGAATAACTAATAGTGCTCTTTCATGGACAGCAAATACAGCATCACCACGAGAGTCTTGTAAGTTAAATGTAACTGTTGTTCCATCAAAACTAGCACCAAGGTTCACAATCTGAACATTAGTTGTTAAATTCTCTAGTTTAGATTGTGGTACTCCTAAGTATGCCATATCCTTTTATTAGTATTTATGATCAATAAGTGCCATCATTATGTCCTTATCTTTATACCACCATTAGATGATTCAATACACCAGGTTGTATTTAAACCATAAGACCCAGAGTTATTGGTAATGGTAATTCTAAAGTCTGATGCATTTTTTTGAGTTGAGATTCCTGCACCATTAGCCCATATTCTAACTTCATGAGCATCGTAAGTGCTAGTTGCAGTCATATATCCACCCAACTGATACATGAGTGAATATTGAGATTGTCCTGCATTACTATATCCACCTCCTCTAATAGTCATCCAACCACTTGCTAATCCTGAAATTACAAACGTAACATTACCATTTGCCGGAACTGTAGAACTTGCAACTATTCTATAATATGCACTAGCAGCTAAATTACCACTCTGGTTAGTATGTCCACCTGAGTGTCGAACCATACCAGTATTTGTTATACGATATCTTTCCGTGAATACATTATTACCATATCCAGAATAAAATCTCAAATCACCTCTATCATCCCAAGCACCATCATCCCTATGAGATGCAATTTTTGCACCAGTATAACTACTACCGTCAAAAATTATTGATGCATATTCATCTCCATTACTTGTAGATGATTTGCCAGTTTGAACACGAATACTACCTGCAGCATTACTAGAATTCTTTACGTGTAAAGGATCCTCAGGAGAAGTAACATTAATACCAATGCGACCAGTATTAGTTATACGAAGTCTGTCCGTAAATGTTATAGCATTACCAGCTGTTCCACTGCCGGCACTTTGGAAGTAGAAAGTTCCAGCTTGCATCATTATGCGTGATGCTTCGTCGGTCCTAATATATCTGTTACCACCACTACCGGCATAGTAAATATTATTTCCAAGAATCAAATAATTATCATTTCCAGCAACTCCGCCGGCGGAGTAAGAGTCTTCATATAAAACTCCTGCGTAACCAACTGTAAGAGCATCTACTGTAGAATTCCAAAGTGGGTTAGATCTTCCACCAATAGATACATTACCATCAGAATTTATACGAAATCTTTCTGTGTCAGAATTTGTGGTGTAGAAAATGTGCCCAGAGCCACCAGAACCAGAACTTTGTCTGTTCTTATATCGCAGTGTGCCGTCTG